TGGATTTGAGCCAAACAGTTCGATGAGATCACCATTGTAATCCACCAAGGGAAAGGCCACATCTTCTCCTAAGCCATTAACGACCCGGAGTTGAGGGGGTTCATACCCCGCACGCTCGCAAATTTTGCGGTATATCCAGAATGCCTTGAGGATGTGTTGAGCACTCATGGATTTGTCGTACTTTGCGTAATCGCCAGCAACAATGAAATCAAGTCCAAAGCTGACGATGTATTCACGCATGTTCTGCCATTCTGTTGATTGACACACAGTGCCAACTGCACATTCGAAGAGTTTTCCATTTCTCTGCATCAGACGCGCTAGCGCCAAAAGATATTTGCGCATAACAAGAGTGAAGTCTGCTGGCGCACAGCAAAACACCCGAGTAAGAGCCGCTACTATTTTTTTGAATTTTTGGGCTTCATCTTTTAGGGCGGATGTAAAGACAGGCATTGCACGTTCATTTTTATGATATTTTTTGATTATCTCATCAGCTCGATCCAAAACCTCTTGAGTAAACTCAACAGGATCCAAATTCTGACCAACAGGATCTGTGGCGTGCATATAAAATTTTTTCTGTTTTCTCCAAGGAGCCCCCATACTGGAAGATCGATTCATTTTGTCTACAAAACGGACACCAGCTGCACCATTGACAGCCGTGAACGTATCATAGACATGAACCTCCGCAAGATCAGCGTCAGTAAGACCACCCATGATATCAGCGAGGTACCCTTCAGCCGCCAAATTCAGCATTCGCTGATTGACAATTGTGGGGTGCTCAATGATGTCACAAAGTCCATTGTACCATGGTTGCCATCCTGACATGACCGGGGCTCCAAACTTGAGCTCATAGCCTTGTGCCAAAACTTGTTCAGCAATATAGGTAGGGCCCACAGATGAAGTATGAGACGGTCGCCATCCTTGGAAAGAGCCATAGACATTGGCACAACCATGCGCATAACGAATAGGACTCCAATGGCTAAGAGTGCCCACACTGCGTTCACAATCTGAAGCTGAGAGCATGGGCTCACCTGATTGAACAATAAACTGATCGTTCTTATGGAGTGTGGCTAACAACTCCTGGGTTACCGCAATGGCGCCTGACAACCCACTTGGGGCTCCCAC